GAGTGGACGACTACATCATCACCTAACACTGCATATGCAGGTGTTGAGTGAGGTGTAACTGCAGCGTTAACCACCATATGGTGGGTTAAGGCTAGCATGGCTCACGAAGAGTATGCACCCATTGGTTGACCAACGGCGTATTTGACATACGCCCCGTCATACCAAAATGGCACACTAATTAATGACTTCCATAATCTCGCGATTAATGGACTAGTAAAAGATGATAATACTTGACTCTGAAGTTCAATAGGCAACCTATCGGTTGCTGCTGATAAATCATAAGAAAAGTATCTGTCACCTTCCCCTAAATGTCAAACGGCATTTGGGCCAACGAGTCTTTTTAAAGGACTCATTTGGTCAAATGTACCGTCTGTCGGAACCACTCTCAATAACTCGAAAATCGAGTCATGAAGTGGTCTGAAAGCTACTTGGAGTCAGTAGTTAGTCATTGCGACTACTCTGGATTTCCCGGACACGGTTCTTACGATACCGAGTCTTCCTAAATGGATTCTAAGGCTAGGTGTTCTCACCCTAGCTCCCATTATAGGCTTTCCAATTACCTTTCCCGTGAGCATAAATACAATTGCTCTAAGGATTAGGAGAATATAGAAAGGGAACCCCACGAATAGTATAAGATATAGCGACACAAGGGTTAAGTAACCCCTGTGAATAACTAGTCATATACTAAGCTGGATCAATACAACAGGATGTCTGTAGAATGCGAAAGCATCTTCTACGACACTGAAGTATGAAACAGATCCATTTGGACCGGCAGATTGTAATATGAAGGAAGTAACCTTTCCAAGTCTTAATCTGAAACCATCTAATTGTTTCAGACTAAAATTTGGTCTGGCTAATGACAAGAAATTTCTTTTGGCTCACAGTAATTGTGAGTTAGTCAGAGTTCTCGTTTCCCCTCTGAATCCGTCCACGATAGTGGACAGATCAACAGCAGGGTATCATTTCACTAGTCTATGAATTCCAAGGATTGTGATAACTGCTACAAATAACCACCTAGATTGGAGCATTTCTGCTCTTAATTTAGGAGGTATAATTTTGGGCAGTCCGTTAGAATCTAAGGAGACTCTCATTTTTGGTGAGAAGTCTTTATTAGAAACTAACGCCATAATACAAAGAGTATAACAATCCTTAAGATAGGTGAATACCTGTCTCAAGTTTTGTCTAGATTCTTGATTAGAGTAGAATTTCTTCAATCTCCTTTCAAGAACCCTAAACTCTTGTATTAGAGGGTCATTACTTAGACCTAGGACCTTGAGAGTAATAGAAACATATCTCGATATTTTATTATAAGAGATAGTTCTATTACCTTCCGTTCATTGATTAAATAATAATTTTGCGAAAGCAATTTTGTTATAGATTAATGAATTCGCGTAGTCTCCTTTCGAGGGTCTACAGTCCAAGGTTGCCAACCCGGGAACTGTACCTGGCTCAATGAAGAAGCCAGGACCTTACTCGGTTCGTACTCTCTACGAGCACTAGCTACGGGTGACGATATTTAGTCACTCTAGCTATTAACGTCCATCTGACCAGATTCACTGTATCAGACTTGCTAGAACGGCCGATTACTCGGCAGTAGGCGCGGACGGAGGAGTCTAGCGACCCAGAT